CATATAAATCGGATATAGTCTTACAGCACATACTAAGAACTTCTTTTATCATCCGATATACCGTTCTTTGGGATATTAGCATCATACCTTCTTTTGATAACTTTATATTCAATCTATCCATAAGATATGACACATTGAATTTGACAGTTCTTTTTTTAGTTACCTTATATATCTTATTTATATTTCTGTTTCTAGCTGAGAATATTATTTTTGATAACATCTTGACTCTATTTAATTTACGACTTTTGTTAGCCATCCTTCTTCTGGTATTCGAATCAAGATTTTTATCAAGGCAGGTATATACAGATTCTCCTTTCTTTACAAACATATCCTTTATCCTTGGGGTCTTACTAGCCTTATGCTTGTATTTTATGATATCCGATAAAGCTATCATAATCTCTCCTTCAGCCCAAGCCTTTAAGCTTATAAGCTGGTAGTTCATATCCTCATGAGAATCCCTTAATACATGTCGGTAGCAGAAATAAGCGCATCCATCCGATAGGATATCAATAAAATCATTGGTGTTAATCTCTATCTGATCTCTGTTTCCATCTTGCATCCTTTTTCTTAGAAACACATGTTTGGATACGTTTATGATAATAAGATATATCATTGCCATCTTACATTCATCGCTGATCTGGATTCCCGATCCATGATACTCCTCATGTTTCAATGAATATTTTATGGCTGTCACTTTCTTGCCTTCCTTATTGGTAACAGGCTTAAAATCAACTGGACATATAAGTGATCCGGCTGGAAGTTTTACACATCCTAGCTCATCTTTCTTGGTCTGAATATTACGTGGAATATATCTTTCGGTAAGAATCTTATCGAAATTTGATTTCATTATATGTAAAAATCTTATCTTTGTTCCCATAGTTGATTTTATTTGCTGCGAATATACGAGTTTCGTAAATACGAAACAAGTTATTCGGATGGATGGGTAGCCTGTGAAGGTCGCCCATTTGTTGTTTATACGAAATTGTCGTAATAAAATGGGGGGGGTAAATATCTGTGTTTCTGTATGATCATTTTTGACATCATACTTGTTACGCGCGCATTAATAGGTATATTTATTAATTATAATTAACTATATTAATATATCCTATTTCCTAATCCTCCATGTTTTGTGTAGGGTATATCATGAAGTCAAATGTCTATATAGCTAATTAATATTTTTACTGCCAAGGTGTAGTGCCGTCAGGCAGGACACCGCAGGCTTATAATAACAATGCCATATGATGTTACCGGAGTCCGGGACCCGGAAGGGGATCGGGCGGAGCAGAAGCCAAAGAAGAAAAAGTGAAGTCATGTGCAGTCGCTCACGCTCCGGCCGCCCGTATCCTCTACGGCAGGCTCCATCGCCCCAAGACTTCCCATTTCCTTTGGATTTATATCCCATAGCACGGCAGGAAGGCATCCAAAGGGAAAAGGTGTGGTCATGTCCCGTGAGGCAGGATAGAGCTGTCCACCGCCGCTCGGAGGCATGTATGGCCGGTGCTCAACTGGCCTCGTTGCCGTGGCTTACGGTGGACTCATTCGGCCTTCCTCCGCCATTTCCACCACCTTTTTCCTTTGGATGTTCGTAAATACATGCTAATCAGCATATATTATGTTGATTATGGCATAATTTCTTGACAACGATATTTTTTTTAAGTAGTTTTGTCGAAAACTAATTTTATATGCCGGAACAGAGGAAAGCTTTCGTATTCGCGTTGCCTTACGACACTAGGCTGGATATGATCCAGCAGTTCTTAAGGATATACAACGGCTATCTGGATTCCAAGGGTAGGAGCTTGATTACTGAAAGGACGATAAACTTACTTTCTTTCTACATCAATTACGGATACTCGGATGATACCAGAGCCAAGTACATGGATTGTTATGAACAAAAGGAATCTTATATCGCTGTCCTTAACAATGAGCTAAAGCGTGGCGGTTTTTTAGTAGATAAAAAGAACGGAAATTTCCGTACCCGTGAGCTGTCTATTGAGATGAGAAGCCTACGTAATTATTTTGTTCTTGACGGGGAGGGTGATGACACCCGTGTAATGGGATTCGTATTCAAGAGAAACAAACTTAATATTGATGGATAGGAGTCTTATTTCGTTCGACAGGGATATTGCCGATGAGGTGGTGAGAAGATCTGGAGGAAAATATACCAAGCAACAGGTCGAGTGGTGCATGAAAGCATCCGTATCTTATATCCATCATCTCGCCAGATATACCGATAATATATCTATCAGGATCCCGTTTATCGGATACGTTATATGCAATCTCCGTGAGATGCGTGTAAGACGTGATAAGATACGTAGGATATTTGTCAAGGAGGGTAATCGTTATCCAGACGAAAGGATGCCTATTGAGCTTGATTGTTTGGATAAGAAGATAAAGGTGATAGAAGGTATGGAGGGATTGAAGAACGGAGATCCCCTTATACGTGACAATCATGAGGCTATGTACCAATGCCGGTATGGCATGACATGGGAACAGTTACAGGATTTTCAACAACAACAATTTAAAAAATAATTATCGTGCAAACAATTGGTAAAGCCCAAGTAATAGCCCAAGCTTGGGAAGACAGTTTATTGGGAAGGATTCCTAAGGATGAGAAGGATTATCCGGAGTGGTACAAGAATCGTCTTGATTTATGCAAGAAATGTCCTAAGAACTCTTCTAATATTTTTTTCTTTAAGTTACCAGCTAAGGTATTGCTGCAAAGATTGATGGGAAGACAGGCGTGCTCGTTGTGCGGTTGCTTTATCAAGGAAAAGGCTTGGATGAAGACAGAGGTATGCCCGTTAAAGTTCGTGGAGGGGGAGAAAGCCAAATGGAATGCTATGGAGGTCATAACCGCCGATCATAACGATTTTAATATCGAGAGTCCTAATGATAATTTCGACGTGGGACTATCGGATGATGAAAGTGAGTTTTATATAAATCTTTTCGATCAGAAGATAGGAGATAAGATCGAGATCGTTCTGTTTATAACTCATAAGGATGGATTCCATGTTAAGGATAAACATTTTTCATGCGGATGTATAGGTGACGTATCATACAACAATCATCCTGATAACGAGAATAGAACCATATTTCGTATGACGTTGGAT